ACACCGTTGGGATCCACCACTTGCCCCCGGCTTTGAACTTTCGCTTGTACCCAAGGGCAGGCAATGCGTTCCACTCGCTTATGATGGCCTTGTAACGCTTTAGGACGCTCTTGGCGGGCATTTCTCGAACGATTGATATATCGACCCCCTCAACGATTGCGACGACCCCTGCACGCTTGTCGTAGTCCCCAAGGACGCTGGAGAACTCAATGGCTCCGATGCGCTGGAACTGGTCGATGGTCAGGTCTTGGAGTTTCATAGCCATAACTTGGGTCTTGAGTTGCAACGGATTTCGGGAACGACAACCATAGGCAGGTCGTTAAGCAGGGCGAGGTTGGTCAGGATGCTTTGGTCGTGCCTGTGGTCAATGAATGATGGGTGGTTCGGATACTCGCTTGGGTCGTCATTCACGGCCTTGTCAACGTGCAGCCACTTGGACCACTCGTACATGAGGTCAATCGTGAAGTCGGTCTTGCGTAGTCCGAGGAACCCTGCCTCTATCTGCATCGGTTTCTCGTTAAAGAATTGAAGGCAGTCCATCAAGGCGTAGCAGTCGCCCTTGGTGTATGAGATATGGTTGTGAAAGTTCTGGTGCAGCAGGATGGGGTTGTCTTGCAGATACTGCTTGGCAAACTCAAAGCAGCCGTCCCCGTGCAGGTCTTGGGCATCCAAGTAAAGCAGGGCTTCGTCCTCCTGCAAATCAAAGAGAGCATCAAGGATGATTTGAGGCTTCCACCTCCACCAGTTGTTGCCCCTGCCCGGACGTTTCTCGTCCTCGGTCGTTGTAATCGGGAACGGATACTGATTAGCCTGCGCCCTCGCTGCTGGAAGGTACTCACTCGTTGCGTAATTGACCCCGACTAAGTACATCTTAGAACCCGTGAGAGTTGGCGAAGGCGTGATTGAATGCAGCCACGTTGTAAGGGATGTCAGCGAATCGCTGCGAGTAGGCTCGTTCAAGGATGTGGCCGACGTGGGGAATAGCGACCAACTTCTGCTCAATGCAGGCCAAGGTCAGGTCAAGGTAGGAATCGTCCCAAGTAAGCGTGTAATTGGAAGTTACAGGCACAACGGGTTGATAGAACTCCTTTGCACCCCTTCCAGTCAGTTGCTTGATGTGTGGCTCGTAATTATCACCGCACGACCAGTAAGGCACAACGTCCACAGGGACTCGGAAATAGGCGCAGTAGGCTCGTTGGTCAAAGTCGCCTGTCTTGGTTAGGTCGTACTCGAAGAGGTTCACGACATCGCCCGGCTTGATGTAGCCGTTCTTGGCTAAAGCGTACCACCCCGTCCAAGCAACGAGGTTGCGATGGCTCTCGATGTTGTCGGGTTCGTTCCTTGCAACGATATGGTCAAACTCAGCCATTCCACTAAAGTCCTTGAACCCAAGCATGACCCAAGTGTAGGGGGCTAAGTCCTTGAACCTGTCCTCGGCCTCGCATTGCTTCACGATGTCCGTGTCGTGGCAGAAGATGTAAGTTTTTGCCTTCATTTCTTGTAGAGGGTTAAAAGCATCCTGCCTCTTTGGTCGGTTGACCCCTTGGCTTCGTGTGGCTGCAGTTGGCTCGTAAGGTTGACCATCGTCAGCAGTTCGGCATCGTGGATGACCATCGTCCCACCGGGGTTGAGGGCTTTGTTGAACAAGGCAACCATTTCGGGAATCATGCCGTCCCCGTGGTCGGAATCGTGAAAGATAAAGTCAAAAGTCCTGACCTCTTGCAGGGCCATGTGGCTCGGTTGGTTGTTCCATTCGACCTTGAACTTGGACAGGAGGGCTTTGCGTTTATCTTCTACGGTTGTGTCGGTATCGTAAACCACCACGTCAAGCCCGGCCAAGGCGATAGCGAGCGTTGAGTGTCCGAGGTAGGAACCCAGTTCTAAAGCGTGGCCTCCCTTGTGCTTCTTGGCTTCCTCGTAGATTTCAATGATGTGGTCCACCGCAGTCGTGTAGATGTGCGAGTAGTCCAAAGCCTTGAGTTGGTCGATGTGTTTTTTCATGCTAAAAAGTTATGACAAATCGTTCAGGTGAAGGCCAGCCGGGGTTGGAGTCAAATACCTTGGTGTCGGGCTTCTTGCCAATCCAATGCTCGGCTTGGAATCGGTGGTCCCGTACAGGTTCACCCAGTTCCTTGATGTGGCTTGACTTGGCCCACCAAAAGTTGCCCCCAAAGTAGGGATAGCCTTCGGGGTTGTTTTGATCAGCCATGTGGGGGAATTGCTCTTTGGTAATCCAATGGCAGCCGACTGCATCCACGCCTTCCAGCAGTTGCATGGACCGCTCCCAAGCGACCACGTTGAAGAATAGCATGGACCTGCCCCATAGTTGGGTGGTCAAGGATGGATTCGCAGCCCCCTTCGTGTGGGCGTACAGGTACACGGCTTCCTCTTCCTGCGAGGCCCGGTACATCTCGGTCAGCGTCGCCTGCTCCCAAGCGTTGGTTCGGGTAACCACTATTTTAATCTTCGGGGCAACCATCGAGCCTTCCAGCACCTCCTTGACCGCCTTGCGTTGTTCGGGTGGACCGACGATGCCGACACGGATTTCGTCCAAGACATTGATGAGGCCGTAGTTGCAGACCGCCATCATGTGCTGGTTGAGGATTAACTGCCAGTTGCCTCCGCAGTAGATGTGGTAGTAGTGGACGACTTTCATAAGGTCCAAAGGAGGGTTAGAAGGGTGATGATGAAGAAAACGGCTGCAAGCGTCTTCCCGATTTCGATGAGCAGGTCAAGGATGCGTTCGGTGTTCATGCCTCAAAGTTAAACCACAACATACTTCCCTGCATTACTGACCCTTAACTTGTTGAGTGCCACATACCGCATCGCATCGCAGGCGTGGTTGAAGGAATCAATCGGGACACCCGTGTTCTTGCCCTCTTTGTCGGTGGCCCAAGTGTAGGACCGCAGTTCTTTAATCAGGTTTGTGCTATCCTTGGTTACCTGCAACTTAAAGCGTTTCAGGATGTCGATGCCGTTCCGAACCGAATCGGGGCCTTTCTCCGCTGGCTTGATGTTGAAACCTAACCGATAGATTTCCTCGATGCTCTTGGGTTCTGCTGAATCGGCCACTATCTCCCAAGCCCTTGTGATGCCCAAGGACCGCAACTTGTCTGCGATGTCTTGGTTGGTTAGACCCGTAGCGTAGAGCAGTTCTTGAATCAGCAGGCAGTCCCCTTGGCGGTAGATAGCGACCAATGCCGTAGGGTCGTTGCTAAAGCCCCAGTCAAGCCCTAAGGCGACGAATTTCGCTCGGCTGACATCTATACCCTCCACCACCTCGAAGTCCTCGTATATCGCACCCTGAAGCGTCCCGACCTGACCGAGGCCGTACACCTTCCACCAGTTCGCCCAATACGCAGACGTTTCGGCTTTGGTGCGGTTCAGTTCGATGTCCCTCTTGATGGTATCAGGCAGGGCCTCGTTGTCGTTGTAGGTCAGGATGACCAGTTCTGCATCCTGTTCGGGCAGGACCTCCGTATGCGCCCAAAACTCGTGGGTCGGGTTGAAGTCGATGTAGATGGCCTCGCTGGTACGAATTGCCAACTGGTAGTAGGACTCAAAGTCGATGTTGTTCGCCTCGTTGATGTAAACGACCTGCCTCCTTGCTCCTCGGAGCCTTGCCTCGGAATCAGCCGAAAAGAACTCGATGACCGAGCCGTTGGCGAAGTTGTAGGTCAGCAGGGTCTTGTTCCATCGGTCTGCGACCCATCGGCCCGTCCATTGCATGACCTTGGCAAAGTCCTTGATTGCACCCCTCCGTAGGTGGGGGATGGATTCGGAAACTACCGATATCTCGGTCTTGTTCTTGGCTGCGATGTCTATGAGGACCGCAAGGATGGCGAGCGTTTTTCCCGCACTTGTTCCGCCTTGGATGACCTTCTTCCGGGCCGTCATCCTGCGGATTCGGCTGATAGCGGTCGTGTACTTAAAGTCCATCCCCAAACAGGGGTTGCTCGATGTGGACCGTGTTCTCCTGCTTGTCAACCAAGCCAAGCAGACGAGAGGCGATGTTGGCCGAGTAAACCCCGGCACTTGAACCCTCCAGCATATCCTTGTCGCAGGTCAGCCTTATGCGTGTAATGATTGGGGAGAATTTCTTGTGCAGGTCCGTATGTCCCCTTTGATAATCCGAAAGGTCATAGCAAACCCCATTCTCTGCAAGCCATCCTTCAAAGCCCCGAAAGGTAATCGGACGCTCCTTGTCCCGGTAAACCATGACCCCATCCTTGCCGACATAGTCCTGCACCCGGTAAGGGTTGGCCTTGTTCTCGGCTCGGTATTGCTCAAACGCAGCCCATAGTTCTTCGGGGGTATTCCAAATTGGGGGTCGGCCTGCCATTAGTATTCGATTTTGTCTATGAGTTCGTCAATCTTGTCCACTATCTTCATCTTGACCGCAAATGCATTCGGTGAGTTCGAATCATCCACCGCTCCGATGCAGTCGCAGAGGGTCGTGATGACCATCATCAGCGAGTCCATCCGAGCCTGCACTTGGGCTTCGTCATCCTTCGCCTTCGAGTTCCCCAAGTTCTCGGAGTTTATTTCTTGACCAAGAGAGAGCCGACTTGCCACCCCAAAGGAGATATGAGATGTAACCGCAGTCGGATGTATCGTCAGCGTTGTCGTAGTAGGTTTCGGCCCTTGACAGGTAGGAGTGCATCCGCTTGATGGTTTCGACCGAGATGGCTTCCCCGTTGGCAAGTTGCTGCGCCCGGACTTTGCCCGTCTGCGTCGCACACTTGTTGCCGTTCCTTTCGTTGAGTTCTATCCCTCGCTTGGCATTGGAGCGAATCTCTTGCCCGTAGTCCGAATAAGACTCGAACTGCTGACGCTTGTGATTCTCCCACGTTGAGCCGCAAACGGCCAATCTTTGAGCCGTATCGGGGAACTCCGCATTGGTTTGGTTATTACTCATACAACGACCGATGAAGCCTTCTCTTGACTCGTTATTGTTCGGGATTGGCAGGGGCATTCAGGGAGTGGTTTATGGTGTTTTGGTTGGCTTCGGCAAAGAGGTCCGCTTGCAGGTAAATGTATTGGAGGGCCGATTTTACGCAGTCCGCACACCACCAATTTGTGGGAGGTCGCCCGTGAGCGGTCAGGATGGCTTGCAGTTCCCCAACCGCATCGGGTGGCAGTCGCATGGTTAGTGATGCCACATATTGGTCCCAATACTTGCGATGCTTTTGGGCAATTACGAACTGGTCGTTGGTCATTTGAAGGTCCATTCCCGGAGTAGGATTGCGGTGGCGGAGGAAGCAAGACCGAGGATAGGAGCCAAGTACCATTGGCAGGTCGGCAGGGTCAGCAAGACCCCAAGCCAAAACCCGAAGCAGGTCATGCACGAAAACGGCTTCCGCTTCGCAAAGGGCAAAGCATAGAACCATCCCGGCAGCACCCGGAACTCCACGACCGCAAGGGTAGCGAGTGCGCTAATCAGGATTGGAAAAACCAGTATATCCATTGGCTTCGATTGCGGTTTTGATTTTGGCCTTGGCCTGTTCGATGGAGTAGATGATAGACCTGTACGGGATGCCCGTTTCTCTTGACATGGCCTTCATGTTCCCGGTCTGCATGAGCAGGTTCAGCAGTTCTTTGTCGTAGGGGAAGGCTCCGTCCTTGGCCCAAGAGTCCATCTCTTGCTGGGCAATAGCCCAAAGGTCGTCGAGCAGGGTGTCGTAGTCCTTGCCTAGTTCTTGGGTTTCGGGATCCACTTCGACCCTCTCGTCGTGATGACGGTACTTCTTGGCGAACTGGTTGTTGTTGCCCCGGTACAGGTTCATTATCAAACGAACGATGTAGAAGCGCAGGTAGCCTTGGACCTGCATCTTGGTAATCTTGTCGGGGTCTTTTTCGAGCAGAATCAGGACGACCTCTTGTTCGAGGTCCTTCCAAAGCGGATTGCCCCCCGTGATGGTGAGGCAAGCCTTGCGGATTTCTCCGCTGCGATAAAGGTCAAGGACGATGCTCTCTGCGTTCACTCACGCAAAGATGGAGGGGGTTGTCGCTAATGTTGCAAAAAATCCCTCGTCCTGTTTAAAACCTGTGTACGAAGGAATTTGATGTCGGGCCTTGCTCTCATGTTTTTGGCAAGGATTTCGAGGTTGTGCATGACGGTTGCGTGGTTCCTCTTAATGATTCGCCCGATTTGGCAGTAGGTGTACAGGTATTCCGAGTAAGCGATGTCGGCAAAGATGCTTCGAGCAAGGACCAGTTCTTGGGTCTTGACGTTGCTCAAGATGTCATCGGGGCTGACTCCGACGACCTCTGCGGTGTAGCCGAGTATGGTTCGTGAGATTAGGTCCATGGTTATGCCGTCTTAGTTGAAAGTTCAATTAGTTTTTTAAGACAGGCGAGTTCTGCTTCACCGTAGTTGTTGCCATGATACACTAAAAAGCATTGAACATAGGCATTATAGTACCTTGGCCCGCAATCAACATCAAGCTCAACGAAATGATTTAATCCGCACTTCTCCCTGAACCACCTGAACGCTTGTTGGTATAGTGGCGCAAGCAGTTCTCCTAAACCTTGGACGTGCTTTGATTCAACACTACCTACTCTCAAATACCCTGTAGTAAACCACCCAAAACAAGGCTCATCAAATCCAAGCCCTTTGAGTGCAAGGGCTTGTTCGTAAGGGATAAATTCTTTTTTCATTGGTTTAGGTTAAAACGGGTTAGGGGGTAGTGGCATCCAGTGGCTGACTTCGGTTAGAAACCAAGTTTGGTGTTCGTAGTACCAACGGCCATCTCCAAGCCATGCGTAGGCTTGATTGCGGTCGGTCGTGAATATCAGGACTGGCTCGTAAGGTTTCGGCATCCGGTCCAAGCATTTGATCCATTCCATGACTAAGCGTTTTTGGCTTGGAGGATACGACCGAGCAGGGTCCAGTTGACGGACCAAGGCTTGATGGTTTCGGATTTGTCGGGGCGGTTGCAGTTGACGCAAGCCTTGCGGATATGCAGTTGCCAGCGTCGGAAATCGATTGGTGTGGTTTTCATGGGGTTGGGGTTTGGTTGGTAAGGTTATAGGCTGACGCTGGGGGAGGTTTGGTCAGCGTGTAGGCTGACAATTATACCCGATTGCGTATAAATTTTGGGTTTTTCTATAAATTATATCCGATTGGGTATAGTTTGAAAAAGTTGATACCTCCCACACGAATCGGTCAGGGTCTTGACTTGCGGCCCGAATCCGTTGGAGCGGGATAGGACATACTCGCAGGCATCCCCCTTGGCCCGCACCTCAATCACCCTCCAAGGGCGGTCGTTGGTGCAAGCGGTCAGCAGGAGCAGCAGTAGCAGTCGGGCCATGGAACAAATCTACACAACTATTCCACACTTGCGACCACTCGCTGAAAATCCTCAATGCTTCG